CATTAGTTAATTTTTCAAATCTAGACTTTACACAGATAAAGGAATCAATCAGAGAATACGTAAAGGCCAATAGCAACTTTACGGATTACGACTTTGAGGGTTCTAACCTTTCTGCGATCATTGATATACTTGCTTACAACACTTATATCAATTCTTACAATGCCAATATGGTCAGTAACGAGGTGTTCCTCGATAGTGCAACTTTAAGAGAGAATGTTGTTGCACTCGCAAGAAATATTGGATTCGTACCGAGATCAAGAAAAGCATCCAGCACAGAAGTAACATTTAGTGTTGATGTTTCGGGATTATCTAACGCACCAGCAACTCTGACACTGAAGAGAGGCTTAGTTGCAACAACACTCCGAAGATTTGGAAACTTAAACTATACCTTTACAGTACCAGATGATATCACAGTTCCTGTTGTAAATGATGTTGCAACATTTAGTAGAATCGAAATATATGAAGGAACACCATTAAAGGCAGATTTTGTTGTAGATAGTTCAAACACACAACAAAAGTTTATTATCAATAACTCTGATGTAGATACTTCTCTTATTCGAGTCGAAGTATATGACACTAAGACTAGTTCTACAAAAAGAAATTTTCATCTCAAGGAAGACCTTTTTAATGTTAACTCTGATTCAAATGTATTCTTTATTCAGGAAACAGCAGATGAGCAGTATGAACTCATCTTTGGTGATGGTGTCTTTGGAACAAAACTTGAAAACTCAAATTATATTGTAGCGTACTATTCAACCACTAGTGGCCCAGAGGCAAATAATGTATCTCAGTTTTCTTTTGCAGGAAGATTGATTGATAATAGTGGCACTGTTGTAACTTCTGACATCTCTACATTATCTCCGGTTAATCCAACGAGTGGTGGACAGGACATTGAAAGTATCTCTTCAATTAAAAAGTTTGCTCCTAGAGTATATTCTGCACAGAATAGGGCAGTGACTGCTGCCGACTATGAAGCAATTGTTCCAAGAATATATGCAGAAGCAGAATCTGTTGTTGCATATGGAGGAGAAACTTTAGACCCACCAAGATTTGGTGAAATATTTCTTTCCATTAAGCCAACAAATGGAAATTTTGTTCCCAGTACAATAAAAAATAATATTATTGCAGACCTAAGTAAATATAGTGTTGCTTCAATTAGAGTGAATATACTTGATTTGAAGTTCTTATTCATTGAATATCAGACTAGTGTGTATTACAACAGCAATTTAGTTGGAGGTCCTGAAACTGTTAAGAGTAGTGTTTCCACCAACATAGAAAAGTATGCTGATTCTTCTGAACTTAATAAGTTTGGATCTAGATTGAAATATAGTAAGTTGCTTGGAATAATTGATAATAGTCATGACTCTGTTGTTTCTAACATCACCAACTTAGAGATAAGAAGGGATATGAAACCATTATTCAATCAATTTACTGAATATGAAGTTTGTTATGGAAATCCTTTATTTGTAAGAGATAGAAATGGATATAATGTTAGATCTTCTGGATTTAGAGTTAGTGGAATAGCAGAAACTTTATATCTATCTGATAAACCTAATGCAGATCTCAAAACGGGATCAATGTTTTTGTTTAGATTAAATAGTGATTTGGAACCAGTCAGAGTTGCTGGAAATGTAGGAACTATTGATTATGTTAAAGGAGAAATACTTTTGACATCAATTAATATAATCTCAACAGTGGTGACAGATCCGGATCAGGTAATACAAATATCTGTTTCACCTGCTTCAAATGATGTCATCGGAAAACAGGACCTTTATATTCAACTAGATAATAGTAATAGTACAATTACTACAATAGTTGATCCAATATCCTCCGGTTCAGATGTTTCCGGATCGAGTTACAAATCATCTCAAAGTTACTTTAGTAATACCTCATCACCATTAATCAGAAGCTAGTAATATGTTTAACAGAGTAGATTCTTCGCTGGTAGTTAAAAATCAACTCCCAAGCTTTTTAAGAGATGACTTTCCTCTTCTTGGTGAATTTTTAACGCAATATTATATTTCACAAAACTATCAAGGTGGACCTGCAAATCTGCTTGAAAATATTGATCAGTACTTAAATCTTGATAATCTTTCAAACTTAATCGAATCTACAACACTATCTTCCGATATAAGAGGTGTAAACAAAAAGATAGAAGTATCTTCAACAAATGGATTTCCAGATCATTACGGCCTTCTGCAAATCGATGATGAAATCATTACATATACAGAGAAGACCTCTACAAGTTTTTTAAACTGTTCTAGAGGTTTTAGTGGAGTAAAATCTTATAATAATCCAAACTCCCCAGATCAACTTCTTTTTTCTGAGACTCAAGCTACAAATCATTCTTCAGGATCAAAAGTAATCAATTTAAGTGTTTTATTTTTATCCGAGTTTTTTAAAAAATTTAAATATCAATATAATCCAGGATTTTCTGAAAGAAATATAGATTCTTCTCTGAATAAAAAACTTGTATTATCAAATCTCAAGAATTTTTATGAATCAAAGGGATCAGATGAATCATTTGAAATTCTTTTCAGGGTTCTCTATGGTAAAGATGTAACAATCATAAAACCAAAAGATTTTCTTTTAAAGAGTTCCGATGCTGATTATAGGAAAACTATAGATTTAGTTGTAGAAACAATTGATGGTGATGTTAGTAAATTAATTAATAAAACAATATTTCAAGATAAAACATCATTTCAAAAAGAAGCTTCTGGTGCCGTCGGTGGTATACAGTTAATATCAAGAGGTACAAAAGAATATTCGGTATTAAATCTTGATAAAAGTTCAATTGCTGGTGAATTTTCAATTCATCCCAAAACAAAGTTAATAACACCTGTGGTTATTGGGGCAACTTTTTTAGATGTAGACACCACTATAGGATTTCCAAAGAGTGGAGAACTATTAGTTCAGTTTGCTGATGGTATAGACGTAGTAATTAATTATTCAGATAAAACTGTAAATCAATTTTTACAATGCACTGGGGTCAGTAGAGACATTGACCCAGAACATGAATTACTTTTAAATGAAAATGCTTATGGATATCTTTTACCAAATAATTCTGGTTTGGTAAAGTTTAGAATTAATGGTGTAATATCTGACATTGATATAAAAGATGAAACTAAACTTTATCAGAAGAAAGACAGTATATTTGTTAAAGGTCTGGGATATGATGATAAAACTCCCAGGGCCTCTAATTGGGTATTCAACATTGCAAATGAATATGATGTATCTTCAATAACTCTACTTAATGTAACAGATCAAACTTATGAGGTAGAAACATTTAATGATGTAACCTTGACAAAAGGATCAAAAATTAAATTAACATCTAGCACTGGTGTAGTCTATGATAATGTTACAGTAACATCTATTTCCAATAGAAGAAAATTTACTATAAAAGGAGCTGCTTCAGTAAATACTTCTTCTATAATTAAATATAAAGTTCTTTCTAAAATAAATCATGCTAATAGTGTAAATTATCCAGATGTAAATCAATTTTCTACTGATGTTCAGAATGTTTATGTCGGTATTAAATCAACTTTTATAACTTCTTCAGCACTACCAAATTACACAAATCCACTAGAAATAAAGGATCAATCTGTAACTTTTAGCGGATCTTTTAGTGGGGACACTTTATTCATTCAAAATCACGGATTTATTACTGGAGATTCAGTAAGGTATCATGCTCCATCTGATTCTAATTCATTGGGGATTGATGATTTAGAATATTTTGTCAATGTAATTGATAGTAATAATTTACAATTATCGTTTAGTGCCGCTAATATCAGATTAGGAAAATTTATTTCCATTGATGGAACTAAAAATGTAACTAATAATAAATTGCAATTGACAAGACTTTTCAAAAAGTCATTATCTTCAGATAAAATAGTAAGAAGATTTTCAGATGTAAAAAATACTAAGAAAAAAACGATTACAGAGCCAGGAGAAATCGGAACATTAGTTAATGGTGTTCCAGTAATTAATTACAAATCTTTGGATTCAATTAACTACGGAGATATAGTTAATTCTTTAGTCATAGCAGATGGAGATGACTATGATGTTATTAATCCTCCAAATGTTATAATTACTGATTCTGTAGGATATGGAGCTACAGTATCAGTATCTGTTGTTGGAGATCTTAAGAGAATTGATATTATCGATCCAGGATTTCACTATGACGAAGTTCCTACTGTAGAATTTACTGGAGGTAATGGATCAGGAGCTGTAGCAGACGTAAGTCTTACACCATATACATATTCAGCGTCTTTCAAAGCAGACTCTGGTGCTGGTGTTGGAGTAACAACTCCCAATGTTGACTTATCAAACAATCAAGTTGCTTTTAGTACTTATCATAAGTTTAATAATGGCGAAGAGGTTTTCTATAGGACATTTAATCAAAGTTCTGTTGGTGGTATTTCTACTGATTCCAGATATTTCTTGAGAGTCATTGATGCGAATAGAGTTTCTATTCATAATAACCTTAGTGATGTAGTATCTGGAACTAATAGTCTATTATTAAATTCTTTCGGAATTGGAAACCATGCTTTTGAAAGTGTTCTGAAGAAAAAAAGAATTGGAACTATTACTGTAAAGAATTCTGGATCCGGATATGAAAACCGAGAAGTTAGATGTGGAGCATCTGGAATTAATACATCATTGAATTATGTAAACATTAAAAATCATGGATTCAATAGTGGTGAAACTATTACATATAAAACAGTATCAGGAAGCACAGCAATTTCTGGGTTAACTGAAAATAGTAATTACATTCTAACAAAAGTAGACAGTGATAATTTTTCATTGTCTTCTGTTGGTGTAGGTACGACTGCTGCGGACTTCTTCTTTGCTTCTAAGCAAAATGTAAATATTGTTAGTGTGGGTGTTGGGACTCACATCTTTAAATATCCAGATATAAAAGCTACACTTTTAGGAAAAGTTGGTGTTACCACTTTTGCTCCTCAAGATTTAAGAGCATCCATTAAACCAATCTTTAGAGGATCGTTAAAATCTTCATTTTTAAATGCAAGTGGGGTAGGTTACGGGTCATCCGATATAATTAATTTTATTAAAAAACCAAACATTGATATTAGAAGTGGAACGGGTGCGGAACTTCTTCCAATTGTATCAAGTCAAGGCAAGTTAATTGATGTTCTGATACAAAATGTTGGAAGAGAATATAACTCATCTCCAACTCTGGTGGTGAAGGGAAGTGGAAGTGGAGCAAGAATTACTCCAGTTGTCTCCAATGGAAGAATAACTGAAGTAAAAATAAACACATCTGGGAATGGTTATACCCAGAAAGACACAACGATTCAAGTTGTCCCTGCTGGAGGAGGGGGAAAGGTCGATGTTGAAATAAGAAAATGGACTATTGATAGAATTGAAAAGTTAGTAAGAAATAATAATATCTCTGAAGATGATGGTATTGTTGAATCTTCGGATTATGACAATGAAAATTTAAAATATACTCATGGATATGTTCCAAGAGAACTAAGGAAGAAAGTTCTTGGAAGAAAATTCATAAAAGGAAAAATATCATTTAGAGAAGATCTACCCGTAGACTCTGTTGGATCTGAAGTTGATACAGATCATCACTCTCCAATTATTGGATGGGCTTTTGATGGAAATCCAATTTACGGTCCATATGGATACTCTTCACCATCTGGTGGTGCGGTACGATTGATGAAGAGTGGTTACGAAAAAGTATCCAAAGATAACAGGCCATCAATATCTAATTTTCCCTCTGGATTTTTTATAGAAGATTACGAATTTAAAAATTCTGGAGATTTAGATGAGCATAATGGTAGATTTTCAATAACTCCAGAATACCCCGATGGAATATATCATTATCATGCCACTATATCAGAAACTAATGATTCTTCTGGTCCGTTTGAAAATTTTAGAAAACCACTGTTTCCATATCTGATAGGTAATACCTTTAAGTCAGAAGTTGATACTTTTAACTTTAGCACAGATGCCAATCAAGATGATTTCAATTTCAATGAATCGGGATTGTTGAGAAATAGAAATCCTTACAATTTTAATTCTCAAACTTCATCTTATAATTTCTTAGATGATCCAAAAAATAGAAAAATACCTTCTGCAAAGATCTCTTCAGTTCACAAAGGATCAATAGACACTATTGAAATAGTTGAAAAGGGAGATAATTATAAAAATGGAGATGTAATGTTGTTTGATCCACCAGAGACTGGCGGATTTGCTCCTAAAGTATCCATCTCGGAAATTTCAGGAAAGAAAATAAACAGCATAAGTGTTGCTTCTACTGAAGTTGATAATTTGGAGTTCACTACTCTTAATGATAATACTTTTGTAGCCGTATCAACAACACCACATAACATATCTGCAAGTGAAATTGTAACAATTTCTGGACTCTCCACGACTTTAACTAAATTCGATAGAACTGTAAGAGTTGGGGTTCAGTCATCCATACTTAAAGTTGTGGGTTCAATTGGAAATACAAGTGTCACTGGTGTTGTAACTACGTTCTCTGTTACTGGAAATTTAAATTTCCCACGCTTACAGGAAAATGATATTCTTCAAATTTCTGCAGAAAGAGTAAAAGTAATCAATATCAATAAGCAAGAATCCTCCATCAGAGTTCTTAGGGAATATGATGGAACTGTTGGAGCTGCTTATACTGACAATGAAGTTCTTTTCCAAATTCCAAGAAGATTTACATTTACAAGTAGTAAAATTGAAGATATTGATTATCCAATTAATAAGGAATATTATTTTGATCCGAAGATAACCGTTGGACTTGGAGAAACATTTGGTGTTGGAATTTCTTCCAATCTTTTCTTAGGAATCACCACTGATAGAGCTCCTGTTTCCATTGGAACTGGATCAACTACAACATTTACTTTCCAGAATACTGAAGATTACGCTAAATTTAGTGTTGGATCTAAGTTTGTTTCAATTAGCACATCTGTAACTTCTACTGCTGGAGTTGGAAGCACTGGATTTGATGGAACTCATGAAATTGTTTCTATTGCATCAACTACAATTTCAGTCAAACTGGATAGTTCTAATTTCCAGGGTGTTGGTGTGACTGTTTTCCTTGATAGAGTTGATGTTAAAAAGATTCCTTTCAGAGGAATTTTCATAGAAGACAGTGAAATAAAAACAGGAGACATATTAGTTTATAATTCCAACGGTGGCGATCCAGTTGGAGTAGCTACAACTATTGGAGGGCCACAAGGAAATCTTAATGATGGATCAGTTCTTTTTGCCACTGTTCTTCAGGAGAATGTTATTGGTCTTTCATCGGTACGTGTTGCAATTAGTACGACCGGAATAAAAGACTATGCTGGAATTGGAACGGAGGGTGGATTGCTCTTCTTTACTGGCATTGGAACAGGAGTAAATCATAGTCTCAAGACTGCAAATTCTAAAGTTGTCACTGGATTGATTGTAAAGAATACTGCCACAGTATCAACATCAGGGACTCATGGACTAGCTTTGCTTGATGTTGTTAATATGGACGTTAAACTTGGCATCAGTACAACTGTTGTTGTCAAATATAATGACGCCAATAGGAGAATGATAATCAATCCTAGAGATTTCTCTTCCTCTGATGTGTCAATCACAAACAATACTATTAGGATACCAGATCATAAATTCGTTACGGGACAAAAGGTTATACACTCCTCAGCATCTCCTTCTGGTGGATTGTTGCATGATGAAATCTATTATGTTGTTTATGAAGATAAAAATAGATTTAAATTATCTAAAACAAAATATAATTCAGAATTACTGACACCACTTGTCGTAGACATAACTTCTGCACAGTCTGGAACTATATCTCCAATCAATCCTCCAATTGATGTCACAAGAAATAATCAAATAATTTTCGATTTAAGAGATCAATCACTTGCGTATAATGTAAGTTTTGGTTCGACATCAGCATTTGAATTTAAATTATACAAAGATGAAAATTATCAAGATGAATTTTTGAAAAATGACGGAAGATTGTTTTTGGTTGATAAAGTAGGAGAACCAGGAATTGGAACAATATCTCAAATCTCGATTTCTGTAAACAACGATTACACTAATTCGTTGTTCTATTCCTTGACACCCATTGACAATTCAAATAGTTCTAAAATTCCAGAATTCAAAAAAGGAATAGTATTAACAGATCCTGAGGTCATTGAAGGAAATAAACTAAGATTTGTAGATAGTTCACTGACAGGACAAAAAGTAATTACTGGAATTGGAACAACAGTGTTTAAGTATACTGTTACTAAAAAACCAGAGATTCTTGATCTAACAAAAAATAACTCAACATCTGAATACAAAACTAATTCAAAAACTGCTTTTGGTGGAATATCTAGATTATTACTAAAATCAAGAGGATCTTCTTTAATAAGTTTGCCTAAATTCTTAGGAGCATTGACAGATAATGGTTCAGGAGCTTTACTGAGAGCAAAAAGCAGTAGTATTGGAAAAATTAATAAAGTAAAAACAACTGATATTGGTTTTAATTATTCTGCAGATAAAACACTTTCTCCGGAAGGTTCTATTCCAACAAATCTTGAGATTGAAAGATTTGCTATTCTTAAAAGAATTGGAATAACTTCTGCAGGACTTAACTATACACAAGCACCTGAACTTATACTTATTGATGGATCTACAAATAGCCCAGATCCAGATGTTGATCTAACGTATGAATTGGGTGATGGAGATGTAACTATCAATAAGAATACAAAGGGTCTCGTTGAAGTTCCACCTAAAATTATTCCGATACACAATTCAAATGCGATTGGATTTAGTTCTTTGACATATGATGATGGCACCAAAGATGTCACATTTATTAGTAAAATTGGTTATAGTGATCTTGAGGACTGGCCCTTCACTGTTGGTGATAAAATTCTAGTTGAAGGTGTGAGTATTGGAATTGGATCTACGGGAACTGGATTTAACAGTAAAAACTATCAATATAATCTTTTTGAAATTAAATCCATGGATCCAAATATTGGAGGATCTAATGGTTCTATAGTTGTGAACTATGAATCTGTTCTTAATGGAAATTATCCAGGTAACATAGATTCACTTAATTCATCAATAAGAATAACTGCTGAAAAAACTTTCCCAATATTTGATATTCAAATAGATTTTAATGCATTCTTAGATGAAGAAAAAATTACTACAAACACAGGAAAATCAGGAATCGTACAAAGATTTGATCGCAAAAATGAACAGTTAATTTTAGAAACAGATGATACGTTTGTTACTGGGGATGTTATTATTGGAAGTGTGTCTGGATCTCAGGCTACAATTCTTAGGGAGGACTCCCCAGAATCTCAATTCTCTGTAGACTCATCTGCTCTGGTTGATAAAGGATTCCAAAGAAACACTGGATTTTTAAATGATGAATTGCAAAGAGTATCCGATAATGATTATTATCAAAATCTTTCATATTCTATTAGATCTGAAGTACCATTATCTAAATGGGAAGATACGGTTGATTCCATTGCACATCCAGCTGGATTTAAGAGGTTCTCTGATTTAGTTATTGAATCCAAGTCAGAAACTAATGTTGGATTTGACACTGCACAGTTAGGTGAAGTTGATAGTAAATTAGATTTAATTTCAGATACTAATACAAATTGTCATTTCGACTTCGATTTAGTATCTGAAAACAATCTAATTATAGACGCAGATATTGCATCCGATGAAGTATTTTTCAATGGAAAACTAATTAAAGACTTTTCGGAGTCCAGATCTAACAGAGCATTAACTATTGATGATGTTAGTACAGAATTTAATAGTGAACCAAGACCAACTAGATTTGAGTCTGCAAATCAATTTACTCTATCTGATGCGAGAGTTAGAAAGTATATTTCTTATATTAGAGATAAAAGATTTAAAGATGAAAGACAAATCTCAATTGTAACTCTTCTCCATGACGATTCTGTTGGATATCTTAATCAGTATGGAAGAGTTGATAGTGCTGGCATATTAGGATCTTTTGATTTTAGTGCCAGTGGTGCAACTGGAAGTTTAGATTTCTTCCCAATCAAATTTACTAGAAATGATTATTCTATAAATCTTTTATCTTTTGATCTGAAGGGAACTGCAACTGGAGTTGGAACAACTGCCTTTGGCGACTCTGTTGTTGCCATAACATCATCCATAACTCTCCCAGTCGGAACTGCATCCACAGTTGGTATTGTTACTATTCCAACAAGTCATCATAATAGTAGAGTTCTTTTAGAATTTAGTGCCACAGATGATAGTTTCTTTGAATTCCAAGAGCTAAGCGTTGTTTATAATGGAAGTGACTTAGACATTTTAGAATATGGAAATCTGACAGCAGAAACATTATTCCCTAAAGCAGGTGCAGGATTGGGAACATATGGCGCAGAGATAAATGGATCAAATATTGAGGTTAAGTTTACTCCAACAACTGGATTAACAACTGACTTTGTTTGTAATTCAATGAGAGTATCATTTGATCATACAAAAACTGGTGTGGGAACCGCAGATTTCCAAACAGCAAAAGTTAATAGTAATGTCACTTCAATTGGTGCAACTACCAATCCAGGATTGTCAACCGTTGCTTCATATGATTTTGATGAGTTTGGAGCAGCATATTATATTGTTAGTGTTAAAGACACGACTAATAATAGATATCAACTGTCTGAAGTTGCTATTGCCTCAACTACGGGATCAGTTGATATCAGTGAATATGGGGTTATTTTCTCTGATGTTGGATTAGGAACGGTTGGTGCTGCAAATACAAATTCCAATGTTGAGTTGTATTTTTATCCAGAGCCCTCAATTGCTTGTAATGTACAAGTTTATCAAAATGCAATGAGAGTTGTAGATGAAGATATAACATTAAGAGAAATTCCTTTTGAAAATGGGAGAATTAGAAGCGATTTTGGAAATTATCGTGGAACAGAGAGAGATATTAGGAGAAGATTTGATCTCAAGCATAGAGGAAATACTATATTTGAGAAGTATTTTGATGGATCAAGTTCTACCACTGTAGATGTATCTGAGAATCAATTCATACTTCCAAATCATTTCTTTGTTACTGGAGAACAAATAACTTATAAGCACTCTGCTGATAGTTCTCCTATTGGAATTGAAACAACTACAATTCCTGGTGTTGGATCTACGGATAAGTTGCCACCCACACTGTTCGTAGTAAAGGATGCAGACCTTAAAATAAGAGTATCTGCTTCTGCTAGTGAGGCCTTACTCTCAAGTCCACAAGTTCTTGATATTAAGAATCTTGGTATAGGAACCGGACACTTCTTCATATCAACTGAGTCGAGAGAGAAATGCCTCTTATCCATTGATAATATGATTCAATCTCCTATTGTTAGAACTGGAATATCATATACAACCACTGCTCAAATTGTCAGAACTGATAATGAAATTGATATTAGTGGAATTACTTCAATTTTTACAGGAGATCTTTTAAATATTAATCAAGAGTATGTTATCGTTGAGAGTGTTGGTGTTGGTGGAAATACTAAATTACTGGTTCAAAGGGGATGGATGGGATCCACTATTGATAGACATCCAGTTAACTCAACAGTAACTAAGTATACTGGCAATTATGAAATTGTAGATAATACACTCAACTTTATTGAGGCACCAAGAGGACCTCTTCCAATTTCAACCACTAGTGGAAGAGCAGATGAAAGAGATTGGGTTGGTATTACCACTTACTCCACTTTTAATGGAAGAGCTTTCTTGAGAAGTGCCTCATCTTCAGGTCTTAATACAACTTATTATGATAATTATGTCTTTGATAATATTGAAGAGAAATTTAATGGTATTACCACACAGTTTGCTTTGAAGTATGAAGATGAAGATATAACTGGAATAAGTGGAAGAAATGCGATCATAACAGTAAATTCCATTGTACAGCAACCAGCTAGGTTTGGAAGTGTCAATATTCTTGGCGACTATAAATTAACAGAAGTTGGATCTGCCACTACTATTAGTTTCCCAGGAATCGGGGTATCACAACCATACGATCCTAATAATTCTGCTATTCCTATTGGAGGTTTAATCGTTTCTGTTGGATCTGCCGAAGGATTTGCATATCAACCATTAGTATCTGCCGGTGGTACGGCTATAATTTCTGGATTTGGAACTGTATCATCTATCTCCATTGGAAATAGTGGATCTGGATATAGATCTGGAATTCAAAGTGTAAATGTTTCTGTTGCTAATTCAACGACAGGAGTTTACAACAAAGTTGCCATTGGAACTGCAGTAATAACTGATGGATTAGTGACTTCTGTTGCTATTACAACCACGGGACCTGCAGGAACCTCTTATACATCTACGAATGCACCAATAGTATTCTTTGATGAACCACTTTCTTATTCTAATTTAGATCTCGTATACAGTAGCGATTCTCCAGAACAAGGTATTGGGTCTGGAGCTAAAGTTAGTGTCGTTGTAAGCGGTGGATCTAGTATCTTAAGTTTTGAATTATCTTCTGTTGGATATGGATATCAAAATGGTGATATTCTTACGATTGGGGTAGGTGGAACTGTTGGTGTTCCTACAGATATTAGTAAAACATTTGGAGAGTTCCAAATTACTGTTGATGCTATTAGTGGAGATGAATTCTCTGGATGGACATTTGGGGAATTGGAAGTTCTTGATACTCTAGATTCTCAAATAAATGGCATAAGAGACACATTTAGTTTGAAGAAAAATGATGAAACAATAGCCATACAAAAATCTGTTGGTTCTCCTATTGAACTTGCATCTGTGTTGATTGTATTTGTTAATGACATTATTCAAATACCCGGATCTGGTTATAAGTTTAATGGTGGTACAAGAATTACATTCCCAGAACCATTGAAGAAAGGAGATACAACTAAGATTTTCTTCTATAGAGGAACACCAGGAGTTGATGTTGTTGATGTGGATATCCTTGAAACAGTCAAGGAAGGAGACACTATACAAATACATGATGACACATTACTTTATAGCGAAAATCAAAGAACTGTAACTGAAATTGTTTCCCCATCTGATGTAGAAACAAACAATTATTTTGGTCCAGGAAATGTTACAGATCAAGATCTCCTCCGACCTGTTGATTGGTGTAAGCAAACTGAAGATGTATTCATTAATAATGTTTCTATTCCTAAGAATAGAAGTGTGTATGAACCAAAACTATTCCCAACAACCAATCTAATTAAGAACGTTTCTGCATCAGATCAAGAAATGTATGTTGAATCTGTTAGAACTTTCTTTGACAGTGACAATGAAAATAATATAGTTAATAGTGTCAATAAGAATGGCACTATTGAAATAGTTTCTCAGGATTCTATTGTTGCTGCATCCGCGACCGCCATAGTTTCAGCTGCAGGAACAGTTTCTTCAATAACAATTGGAGTTGGTGGTTCTGGATATACCTCTGCCCCAGAAGTATTCATCACTGAACCTGTGGGTCTGGGATCAACACAAAGAGCAACGGCAACCAGTTCCATAACCGCTGGTATCGTTACCACAATTACTGTTACCACACCTGGAACTGGATATACATCTACAAATGCACCTTCAGTATTGATTGAATCTCCCGTAACAAAAAGAGAGAAAGTTAATAGTGCAACATATACTGGAGATTTTGGAATTATATGTGGTGTCAGTAGTACTTCAGTTGGAGTTGCATCAACTGGAATAGTTTTTGATCTTCACATTCCGATGAATTCCTTCTTGAGAGACACTTCTATAGTTGGAACTGCCGTCACTCTAAGTGACATTTCAACCCAATACTACTTCGTTGTCAGTAACTCAAATATTGGTTCCGGAATAACTGGAATAACCACAAGCAGTGGTGTTACTGTTGGAATTGCAACACAATTTATAGATAGTATCTATGAGGTGGCTTCCGTTTCCATAGCGCAAACACATGTTTACATTTCTGATCCCGCAGTTGGAACTGGATTAACATCAATTGCGAGAGTTGTTGTTGGAGTTTCTACTTACAACAACCTTTCCGGATTTGGCACGGGATACTTTGGTGATTATAGTTGGGGAAGAGTTGATATTTCTTCTCGTACAGGAATCAAAGAATTTGAGATATATAATAATGGATTATCAGGAATAACTACCTCTCCAATCGTGAGAAGAGTCAATCCACTTAAGTCCTCCCAGTACCTAACATAAATACAAAAAACGTTACTAAAATGTCAGCGATTATAACGGATCAATTTAGAATACTTGGTGCTAAAAATTTCGTATCTGCTGCTACGTCTGAATCTAATTCATACTATGTGTTTTTAGGATTACCAAATCCAACGGACGTATCAAGCACTTGGAATACTAGTCCTCCAGCACCTAAAGATTCTTTTGATCAGGAGGATGATTATTGGGATACCATGATCGCCATGAAGAAAATTTCTTCCGGTGATGTAAAAAGAATGGTAAGAAAAACTTCTTGGTCTAGTGGTGTCACTTATGACATGTATCGTCATGACATTACTAGAGATAATCTCTCTAAACCATCAAACTCAACAAACATATACTCTGCAAATTACTTTGTAGTTAATGGTGATTTTAAAGTTTACATTTGCTTACAAAATGGAACCGATCAAGAAAATCCAAATGGAAAACCATCCTTGGATGAACCAACATTTACTGACTTAGAGCCAAGATCTGCTGGAGTGAGTGGTGATGGATATGTTTGGAAATATCTCTATACAATTTCTCCATCTGATATCATTAAATTTGATTCTTTAAATTATATTCCTGTTCCAAATGATTGGGAAAGCACGTCTGACGCTTCAATAAGTGCGGTAAGAGATAATGCATCCGTTAGTGGTCAAATTAAGATTGCAACAATAGTAAACAGAGGAGTTTCTGTAGGACCTCCAAATACCACATATACAAGAGTTCCTATTAGAGGAAATGGAAGTGGTGCTGAGGCAACCATTGTTGTTAATAATAGTTCTCAAGTAGAATCAATTACCATTTCTAATGGTGGGTCTGGATATACCTTTGGAACTGTTGATTTAGTTGCCGGAGGTGTTCCAATTGGAACTACTACTCCTATTTTTAATGTTATCATACCACCCAGAGGTGGACATGGGGCTAACATTTACAGAGAACTTGGCGCTTTTTATGTTCTCCTCTATTCTAGAATTGAAAATGATACCCAAAATCCAGATTTTATAACAGGAAATGAGATTGCAAGAATTGGAATCATTGAAAATCCACAACAGTTTGGATCTACCAATACTTTAACATTAGATAAAGCAAGTTCTGTTTATGCATTAAGATTGTCGGGAGCTGCGTCATCAACCACAACATTTACTGCAGATTCTACAATTACACAAACAGTTGGTGTTGGTTCTACTGCCGTTGGTAGGGTTGTTTCTTATGACAGTAATACTGGTGTTTTAAAGTATTGGCAAGATAAAACTAATTCAGGATTCACAACTGTAGGAGCAGCTATTACTAATCCAGCATATGGATTTGAGCAGTTTGAATTTACATCATCTCCAGGTGTTGGTGGAACATTTGTGATTGAAGGTGGATCTAATAATCTTAATATTGATGCGGGTTTTAGTGGTGTTTCGACAGTAATAAATAATAGGACATATTATCTTGGACAGAGTTTTAATAGTGGTGTTTCTAATCCTGAGTCTAAGAAATATTCTGGAAATATAATATTTGTGGATAATCGTCCAGAAGTG